AATCGCAAGAAAACGGATAGAATCGTGTGGGCATTGCAAGGCCGGTTTGAACACGGCAGAATAGTGCTAAACAGCGAAGAGAATTGGGACGACTTTGTTGACCAACTTCTGATGTTTCCCGCGCAAGGGGTACACGATGATCTGCCAGATGCACTCAGCTATATCGACCAGTTGGCTGTGACAAGCTACTTTGAAGAGGCTGATGATGGCTGGGAGCCTATCGACGTAATATCAGGAGTCTAGTATGGATCAAAATGAGTTCTACGAGCCGACAGAGAACGACAAAGAACTGACGGCGTTCGTCGTAGATCACTGTGATCGGTGGCGCGACTACCGAAACACCAACTTTCTAGATTCTTGGCTGGAATACGAGCGCATCTTCCGTGGCGAGTGGGCCGCTGAAGACAAGGTTCGTGACTCCGAGCGTTCCCGAATCGTCACTCCCGCTACCCAACAAGCCGTCGAAACCCGCCATGCCGAGATCATGGAGGCGATTTTTGGCCAGGGCGAGTTCTTTGACATCCAAGATGATCTCAGGGATGTGAACGGCAATCCTCTCGATGTGTCTATCCTCAAGGCACAGCTCATGGAGGACTTCAAGCAGGACAAGATCCGCAAGTCTATCGACCAGATTGAGTTGATGGCCGAGATCTACGGCACTGGCATTGGCGAGATCATCGTCAAGACAGAGAAAATCTTTGAGCCAGCAACGCAGCCAATCCCTGGTCAGCCTGGACAAGCAGCCATCGGTGTGATTGAAAAGAACCGGATGGCTGTTAAGCTCAATCCGGTCAACCCGAAAAACTTCCTGTTTGACCCCAACGGCACCTCTATTGACGACTGCATGGGCGTGGCCATCGAAAAGTACGTCTCGATCCACAAAGTCGTCGAAGGCATCGAAAAAGGCATCTACAAGAAGGTCAACATCGGGACTACCTACGAGGATTCCGACCTTGAGCCGACTCAAGAGCCTAGCCAGTACCAAGACGAGAAGGTTCTACTGCTGACCTACTATGGTCTTGTGCCGCGTGAATACCTTCAGGAGAAGGACACCGAGACGGTTGTGCTGTTTCCTGACGACTCTGTGGCTGAAGACTACACGGATATGGTCGAAGCCATCGTGGTTATCGCTAACGGCTCGATGCTTCTGAAGGCAGAAGAGAACCCGTACATGATGAAGGATCGTCCGGTCATCTCGTACCAAGACGACACCGTGCCGAACCGCTTGCTGGGCCGTGGGACTGTTGAGAAGTCCTACAACATGCAGAAGGCTATCGATGCCCAGATCCGTTCGCACCTGGATTCGCTGGCTCTGACAACTGCCCCGATGATGGGCATGGACGCTACGCGCCTGCCGAGGGGTGCTAGGTTTGAAGTAAAACCCGGTAAGGCGTTCATGGTCAACGGGAACCCTGCTGAGATCCTGTATCCCTTCAAGTTTGGCCAGACCAGCCCTGATAACCTTCGTACCGCCCAAGAATTTGAACGTATGTTGCTGCAAGCAACGGGTACTCTGGACAGCCAGGGCATGGTCACGAACGGTGCGCGTGATGGGCAGGCAATGTCCACCGCCGTTGCGACGATCATCAAGAAGTACAAGCGCACTCTGGTGAACTTCCAAGAGGATTTCTTGATCCCGTTTATCCAGAAGGCAGCGTTCAGGTACATGCAGTTCGATTCTGAGCGGTATCCTAGCGTGGATATGAAGTTCATCCCGACTGCTACCTTGGGCATCATTGCTCGGGAGTACGAGCAGCAACAATTCATCGGTCTGCTGCAGACTCTGGGGCCGAATACGCCGGTTCTGCCGCTGATTTTGAAGGGCATCCTGAACAACTCCAGCTTGTCCAATAGGTATGAGTTGATTGCTGCTCTTGATCAGATGTCGCAACCTGATCCACAGGCGCAAGAAATGGCTATGGCGGCACGGCAGTTGGAGTTGCAGGCTGCTCAGGCTCAGATCGCTGACAAAACGACCCAGGCCGAGAAGAATCGTGCTGAAGCGCAGAAGCTGCTCACTGAAGCGCAACTTATGCCGCAAGAGGTACAGGCCAAAGTCATCGCTTCGACTACTACGAACCTGCCGCAAGGTCAAGAGGCTAGCGAGTTTGACAAGCGGGTTAAGATTGCCGAGTTGATGCTCAAAGAGGCAGACATCAAGAATAAGACCAAGATTGTTGAGCTACAGATGTCTGATAAGTTATCAGCAGCCGCAAAAACAGAAGATGATTTCCTTGATCGTCTGACCGAAGGTCTGCGAAATGCCTAATGTCAAAGATCTAATCAAAAAGATAGAGTCTGGTGACATCTCCTATGAGGAGAAGTTGGCTGCTTTGTCTCAAGTTGAAACGACCCTCAAAGATCTGAAAGAGAAAAAAGATGAGAAGGTACGTTTCAATGTTCAACTAATCATTGATGAGATCAAAAACATAAAGAGCGAAGTCCTGCGACAGCTTGATTACGCTAAATCTATCGTTCCTGAACGCGGTCCTAAAGGCGATGCTGGTGAGCGAGGGAAAGATGGGCTTCCTGGACGAGATGGTCAGAATGGCCGAGATGGCAAAGATGGGAAAGATGGCAAAGACGGTCAGGATGGCGTATCTGTAACAGATGCCAAGATTGACTTTGATGGCAGTCTAGTGATTACCTTGTCAACTGGTCGAGAGATCAATGTTGGTGAGGTTGTTAGCTCAGAGCTTGCTGAAAAGATCAAAGTCACGATGTCTACGAATGCGTCTATCAGCATTCAAGACGAAGGGAACACCATTACTAGTGGTGTTCGTAATATAAACTTTACTGGCGCAACAGTTACAGCATCATCTTCTGGTGATAGCGTAACAGTTGATGTAACTGCTGGTGGTGTTACAAGTGTTACTGGAATATCTCCAGTTGTATCTTCTGGTGGCGCTACACCAGCGATTAGTCTCGCTAGTGGATATGGCGACACACAGAACCCTTATGCCAGCAAAACAGCCAACTTTGTTCTAGCAGCTCCTAATGGATCTGCTGGCGCTCCGACCTTTCGTGCGATTGTGGCTGCGGATATTCCGACGCTCAACCAAAACACAACAGGCACAGCATCAAATGTGACAGGTACAGTTGCCGTTGCCAATGGCGGCACCGGGCAAACGTCCTATACAAATGGGCAGTTACTGATTGGTAATTCCACGGGCAATACACTTGACAAAGCAACGCTGACTGCTGGTGGCGGTATCACAATTACAAACGGTGCTGGTTCAATAACTATCGCTGCAACTGGCGGTGGTGGCGGTGGAAGTACAAGCCCCAAAGCACTTCTTGACACTTGGATGATTGGAGCAATGTAAATGGCACAGAATACTTCACCTATTTTCCCGCTAGTCCCTGTCAATACTTGGGTTAGCGGCACGGCAGCCAATGCTGCAACTCCGGGTGTAACAGCCAACACCACCAAAGACCTGACCAGCGGCACGATCTACGGCCCAGTTTTCACTGGCAAGGCGGTAGACGGCTCACGACTGGATTACATCAAGGTCAGGGCGCTCGGCACCAACGTAGCAACGGTTGTTCGTATCTGGATCAACAACGGTTCTGCAACAGGTACAGCAGCCAATAACGCGCTGTTTTTGGAAAGAACATTGGCATCAACAACGGTATCTGAAACGGCAGAACTGCCCGACATTACTTTACCGCTTAACTTGAGTGTTCCAGCAGGGTACAGAATTTACGCCACGTTTGGTACCGCTGTGGCGGCTGGCTACCACCTTACCGCCGTGGCTGGGGATTACTGATGTTTACGGGGTTTGCTAGTGAAAATACGCCAGCCATAAAGGTTTGGAATTTTTTCAACACTTTTCAATCAACAGCGGCGCCCAGATCAGTTTCGCTGCCAGATGACTGCTCCCCAATTCAAGTATTTAAAACCGGCGCAACAAGTACGGCTATAAATGTGTATCTCCCTGCCAGCGCCCCAGAGGGAAAACAGATCACAATTGTAAATGCAAGTTTTGCCAGTACTTCTCAAAATCTTTCCATTAGATCATCAGACGTAAGCGGTAGTGGCACGCAAAACGCTTTATATACCCTTAGCCCCGGCGGGTATTTAGTCCTTACATATTCAAAAGATTTTATAAGTTTTGGAACTTCTAGTGGAGGCAATGCTTCTGGTTGGACTTCGTTAAATTACAGCAGCCAAACAGCCGCTAACTACGGCTCGATTGCTATTGGCGACGCCAATTCAGCATCTGGTAGTTATAGCGCGGTTTTTGGTGGTCAATCTAATACAGCATCTGGAACTTACAGCGCAGTTGTTGGTGGCGCATCTAATGTTGCATCAGGCTCTTTCTCTGCTGTCTATGCTGGAAATTCAAATACAGCAAATAGTTCTAATTCAACTGTAGTTGGTAGTTCTTACGGCACGACAAGATCAATAAATGGAAATTTTGTCACGCCTGCAAGTGACGGGCCCATTGCTTCATCAGCGGGGCGGCAGCAACTTGCAACATTGTTACTTGGCCGTCAAACCACAAACGCAACCGCTACAGTTTTAACAAGTAACAGTTCTGCGGCAGGAACAACAAATCAAGTAATTCTGCCTAACAACAGCGCCTACACATTCCAAGGCACTTGCATTGCTAACGTAACTGGTGGTGGTACTACATCAGGCTGGAAGTTTGAAGGCGTAATTAAGCGCGGCGCTAACGCTGCGTCAACTGCTCTTGTGGCCGCAGTTACGCCAACTGTTATTGCCCAAGATGTTGCCGCTGCTACTTGGGTTTTGGCAATTACTGCTGACACAACAAACGGCGGTATTGCTGTGACTGTCACCGGCGCAGCGGCGACCACAATCCGCTGGGTAGTACAAATCGAAACAACTGAGGTGACCTTCTAATGGCTCTGAAAATCTCCATCCAAAACAGTAACGTAGGCGTACCGTTTACGGAGGCTTACGCCCGTATCACCAACATTTTTGGCAACAAAGATCAGGTGCAGTACCAAGTCAGCGTCAGCGCCAATGCTGATGCTCGTCACGCAAACGCACAGGAGGTGGCGCAACACGCCTTCTACTGCGCTACTCCACAAGGCAACTTGATGGATGGTCTGTACGCCGATCTCAAGCAGCAAGTGGGATTTGCAGATGCAGAAGACTGTTGACAACTTTCTAAGTTTCTTCAGTTAAGGATTGCGAAATGGAAACGACTGAAATTGACCCAATCAAGTACGGTGTACTTTGGGAACGTGTCCAGAACATGGACAAAAAGATCGACAAGATGGAAGGTCAGATCGAGGAACTGCTAGCCCTGGCCAACAAGGGCAAAGGAGGTTTCTGGATTGGAATGACTATTGCCAGTTCAGTCGGTGCTGCTGTAGCATGGGTGGCCGGACACTTTAAAGGCGGCTGAAATGCTTGATCCCATAACCGCACTTGCTGCTATATCTTCAGCGGTCGAGCTTGTAAAAAAGGTCGCGGCGACGGTCGACGATGTGACGTCGCTCGGCCCGGTGCTGGGCAAGTACTTCGACGCCAAGGCCGACGCCATCGAGGTTGTCCAAAAGTCTCAGCAGGGCGAGTTCAAGGGGTCTGCGTTGGGTAAGGCGCTTGAGCTGGAGCTTGCAGTGGAGCAGGCCAAGGAGTTCGAGAATCAGATCAAGATGCTGTTTTTCCAGGCGAACAAGATGGACGTCTGGGCCAGAATTGCAGCTAGAGCGCAGAGGATGGAAGCAGACGCAGCACATGCTGCTAGGCGCAAAAAAGAGGCTGACAAACGCAAAAAAGAGGAAATGGACGAGCTTTTTATCATCCTTGTCGGCTTGTTAGTCGCCTTGGGATCGATTGCAGCCGTGATTTGGGCGCTTCTTGAAGGAATGAACCAGTGACTCCAGAGCTACAACGCTACTACGAAGACAGATTTGACCTGTTGTCACAGCCTGGATGGGCCGATTTGATGGAAGATGTTGACAATATGTTGGCATCTATGAACAATGTAAGTAGTATCCCTGACGAAAAAGCTTTACAATTTCGTAAAGGTGAGATTTCCATTCTTACTTGGCTAAAAACCTTGAAAAAGGTCAGCGAAGACGCATACGAGGACTTGAATGCGAAGAATGTATGAATTTGTCTGCGAATGCGGACAGCGCACTGAGAAGCTAGTTGGTTATGAGACAGCTACTGTTCAGTGTGGGTGTGGTGGCATCGCCCATCGCATCATGAGTGCTCCTAAATTCAAACTTGAAGGATGGTCTGGTGCTTTCCCGAGCGAACATGGTCGGTTTGAGCGCAAGCACATCGAAAAGTTGAACGCGGAGCGCAAAGCCAACTCATAAGTCATTGGACCGAGTTGAATCTCCTACAACCATTTTTGGCAGGAAAAAACATGCTGATTGACAAAGAACCTGACGAGCTAGGCGAACTGGAAATTGAGGAATCGAAGTCCGGACTCCCTGAGAAATACAGGGATAAAAGTTTGGAGGACATCATTCGGATGCACCAAGAGGCTGAAAAGCTGATTGGTAAACAGGCCCAAGAGGTCGGTGAAGTCCGAAAACTCGCAGATGAGCTTATAAAGCAGAATATCAGTTCTAAGCAACCAGCAAAACAGGAAGAACCTGAAGTAGACTTCTTTGAGAATCCTCAAAAGGCGGTTCAGGCAACCATAGAGAAGCATCCTGATGTCCTTGCTGCCCGTCAGGCCAGCATGGAGTTCAAGAGGCTGCAGATTCAGCAGAAGCTGACGCAAGAGCATCCCGACTACACACAAGTGGTTGGCGACTCGGAGTTCCAGAACTGGGTGAAAGGTTCATCCGTTCGTTTGGCACTTTACGCAAAAGCCGATTCTGAGTTTGACTATGACTCTGCCAACGAACTGTTGTCGACCTTCAAGCAACTGCGCGGGGTGAAGTCCAAGCAAGCAGAGCAAGCAAGCGATGCAAGTAGGGCTAAATCAATGAAAGCCGCACAAGTTGATGTGGGTGGATCTGGAGAGAGTTCTAAGAGGGTTTATAGACGCGCCGACCTGATTCGGCTGAAAATGACGGACCCTGCCAGGTATGAGGCTTTGAGTGACGAGATCATGCAAGCCTATTCCGAGGGGCGAGTCAAGTAAACAACCTTTGTTTCTTGGAGATTTAACATGCCTAATACCGCATTTGCACCTAATAACTCAGTAACCACCACCTCTGCAGCGAATTTCATCCCCGAAATTTGGAGTGATGAAATTGTTGCCGCCTTTAAAAAGAACCTCGTTCTGGCCAATCTGGTCAAGCGGATGTCTTTCAAAGGCAAGAAGGGTGACACCGTTAACATCCCGTCCCCCGCTCGTGGCACCGCCAACGCTAAGGTGGCTACCGATGCCGTTACTCTGATTGCAGAGAGCGACACCAACATTCAAGTGCTGATCAACAAGCACTTTGAGTACAGCCGCTTGATCGAGGACATCGTTGAAGTGCAAGCCCTGACCAGCCTGCGTGCTTTCTACACGGAAGACGCTGGTTACGCCCTGGCTCGTCGCATGGACACGGATCTGGTTCAGCTTGGTCGTGCATTCAATGGCGCAACCATTGGCACGAACGACTACGCTACCAGCAACACCTCGACCAAGGCGTTCATCGGCTCTGATGGCACGACTGCTTACAACAGCACCTCGTCCAACGCTGCCGCTCTGACTGATGCTGCTATCCGTCGCACCATTCAGCGCCTGGATGACAACGACGTTCCTATGGACGGCCGTTTCTTCCTGATCCCCCCGTCGAGCCGCAACACCCTGATGGGTCTGGCCCGTTACACCGAGCAGGCATTCGTTGGCAACGGCGATGCTATCCGCAACGGTGAGATTGGCCAACTGTACGGCATGGCAGTGTTCTCTTCGTCGAACGCTGACACTGGTGCTGGTAACTCTGGCGCTGACCGTATCTGCCTGATGGGCCACCGCGATGCGATGGTTCTGGTTGAGCAGCTTGGCATCCGTTCGCAGACTCAGTACAAGCAAGAGTACCTGGGCACCCTGTTCACCGCTGACACGATCTACGGTGTGAAGGCTCTGCGTACGAACGCTACCAGCACTGCTGCTGACGCTTCCGCTGCTTTTGCCCTGGCTGTTCCGGCCTAATTGCAGTTGTCCCCTCCCCTTCGGGGGAGGGATCTTTTTCTTATAGGAGATTGAAATGGCTGCTGCAACCGCTGTTGTTTCCCGTCGTGGAAACGATCAATTCCGGGGCTTGTTCTCGGATACCTGGGAAGTGCAATGTACCCTGAACTCGGCTTCTGTGGCTGATCAGGCTGCTGCAACGGATACGGTCACTGTTCCTGGTGTGGCACTTGGTGATATGGTTATCGGCATGTCTGCTGGTGTAGACGAGGCGGGTCTTGTCCGTCGCGCTTATATTTCTGCAGCCAACACCGTGACCATTGCTACGACCAATACCACTGGTGGTGCTGTTGATCTTGCGTCGACCACTGTTACGCTCATTATCGGGCGCGCTGTGTAAGGACGGGGGGCCAAAAGCCCCCTGTTTTCTTCTTTGGAGGTGTAAATGGTTCCTCAGACTTTTCCCTCTAACAACGGGAAGATGGTTGTTTTCAAGATCACGACTCTTACAGGTCTGACTCGTTGGTCCGATTACATCCCCGTCAAAACTGCCGGTTCTCCTGGAATTCTCAATTCCTATGATGGGAACATTGACGCAGACATCCTTGGGTCAATCACTGGCAAGAAAGCCTGGATTGACTACATCCCTGTTTACGAAGACGCATCAGCAACCAAAGCATGGCTTGTGAGTGCTGATGGGTACATCCCTATCTACGGATAAGACAATGGCAACCTATCGTTGTTTGGCAAGTGGCAATACGGTTTCGTTCACTTACACGCACGACATTGAGTCCATGAAAGGTCACGCTGGCTACATTCAGATTGATGAGCCAGAGCCTCAACAGGAAGAAAGCCGTCCTCTTCCTATGACTGCCCCTGTGGTGGCCAAAAAGCCCGGACGACCCCCTAAACCCAAGGAGAAATGAAATGCCGATGGTTGGAGATAAAAAGTTCCCTTACACCGCTAAGGGCAAAAAGGAGGCTAAAGCCTATGGAGCCAAGAAAGCTATGCCTGTGGCGGTCATGGTTGCCATTAGCCGTCCTAAGATGGCCGCTAAAAAGATGCCCAAGGGCAAAATGAAGTGAAAACCAAGGCTGAGAAGAAAATCTCCCGTGTAATGCGGGAGTACAAGGCTGGGAAGCTGCACTCTGGGTCGAAGAAAGGCCCAGAAGTGACCTCTCGCAAGCAAGCCATTGCCATTGCACTGTCTGAGGCCGGGAAATCCCGGAAGAAGAAGTGAAAGAGGTCTGGGACAAGAAGCGTCCAAAAGCCTTGGGCGCTCCTAAACCTCTGACTCCTGCTAAAAAGGCTGCTGCAAAAAAGATGGCTAAGGCTGCTGGTCGGCCTTATCCTAATCTGATTGACAATATTCGTGCGGCGAGGAAGAAATGAAGACTGCTGCCTGGACTCGAAAAGAGGGTAAAAATCCTGCTGGAGGGCTTAACGCCAAAGGCAGAAAGTCCTATAATGAGTCTACAGGCGGGGATCTCAAACCTCCTGTCAAATCAGGCGATAACCCACGAAGGGCCTCCTTCCTAGCGCGTATGGGCAATATGCCCGGGCCTGAGTACAAGAATGGCGAACCCACTCGTCTTCTTCTGTCCCTCCGAGCCTGGGGCGCATCGTCCAAAGCAGATGCAAGGTCGAAAGCTAAGGCGATCTCAGCGAGGAACAAAAAGTGAGGCCACTCTCGGTTGGTAGAAATCTAACTGCTGCTACAACTACAACGTTGTACACAGTGCCAACCGGCTATTATGCTAGGTGTGTCCTTCTGCACGCATCGAATAATGGGACCTCAAACAAGCACATAAGTTTTAGCTGGTATGACTCAAGTGCCGCTGCCACCATCCAGATTACGACTGAGTTCACACTTTCTGCTAAATCAACGCTTGCCGAGATTGATGTCAACCAGTACTTTGTTCTTGAAGAGGGTGACTACATCACTACGATTTCAGAATCTGGTTCGACTATTTCTGTGATCGCCACGTTTGAAGAGATAGGATTGACACGGCAATGACCTACCTAGAACTCATCAATGATGTGCTGATTAGGCTGCGGGAGACTACCGTATCTACCAGCACGGAAACGACCTACTCCACTCTGGTTGGCAAGTTTGTCAATGATGCCAAGCGCCAAATCGAGGATTCCTACGCCTGGAACGTGTTGGGGCAGACTCTGACGTTCAACACCGTTGGCGGCACCTATATCTACTCGATGACTGGTGCTGGTCAAAAGTTCCAAGTGATGGACGCA